TCGTGAGCACCACACCCACGATCGTCGAGCAGATGTTCGGCGACGTCCGCAAGGACCCCGTCGCCCTCAGCAAGAGGTTCGACGACTACAAGAAGTCCCTCGGCTCCGTGCCGTGGGCGCAGCTCGACAACGCCGGACAGACCGTCAAGGGCAACCTCCGCGTCGCACACGCGGAGAAGACGTCCGGCGGCCAGCTGATCCAGGTCGAGAAGACCGTCTCCCACGTCGACCAGATGCGGAACCTGCTCAAGCAGGACACCATCAACAAGGCCATCGGGTCCGACGACCTGCTGTCCTCGCTGACGGCGGCGCTCGGCGCGCAGGACGACATCACCAAGGACATCAACCTCACCTCCCCGGTGAGCACGGGTCTGGTGCTGTTCGACCTCAAGGCCCCGGCCGAGTTCCTCGTCCCGGTGGAGACGCCGCTGCGCAACCGGTTCCCTCGCACCCAGGGCGTCGGCACGTCGTTCCGGTACAAGCAGATCACCGGGATCACGAACGCGCAGACCACCGCGGGCCTGGCGCAGCTGCACCCCGGCATCGCCGACTCCGTGCAGACGGACTTCCGGCCGCCGAGCGGCGCCAACGCCGAGTGGTTCAACCGCGGCCCGAAGATCAGCTACGCCGGTCAGGACCAGCAGGCCGCGTACTTCCAGTTCAGCCTGTCCGACGAGGTGACCTGGTCGGCGCAGTTCGCGGGCGTGGGGTTCGAGGACGTCCGCCAGCTGTCCCAGACCTCGGTGCTGTACTCCTCGATGCTGGCCGAAGAGCGCATGACCGTGTACGGGCGCGGCATCACCGGCAACGGCTACTCCGGCACCATCACCACGCCCACCGCCACCATCGCCGCCCGCGCGGCGACCGGCTCGGAGACCGCGGTCCCCGGCACCCCGACGGTTGACGTCTGGGTGGCGGCCACGACCGGGTTCGGCACCGCCCCGGCGGTCGTCGCCAGCCCGGCCACCGTGACACTGACGGCCGGCCAGGTCGTTGACGTGACGATCCCGGCGACCGCCGGTGCGACGGGCTACCTGGTGTTCGTCGGCACCACGGCGGGCGCGGCGAACGCGTTCTACTACGGCACGTTCTCCGGCAGCATGACCATCACCGGCACGCTGCCGACGTCCGGCCAGAACGCGAGCCAGTTCTCCGCGCAGAACTCGGCGCAGTCCATCGGTTACGACGGCATCCTGCCGATCTGCACCGGCGCGAACGCCGGGTACGTCAAGAACATCGGCGGCCTGTTCTCCACGGCGAAGCCGGGCTCGGAGTTCCAGACGGCGTTCGCCGCGATGTACGCGCAGAACCTGGCGAACCCCGACTCGCTGCTGTTCAACGGAGCCGACCGCAAGCAGCTCTCGGACTCCATCCAGAGCCAGGGCAACCCGAACGGCTACCGGCTGACGATCGACGCGGACGGGCTCGGCGGCCACAAGCTCGGCAGCATCGTGACGGGCATCCAGAACGAGGTGACCGGCAAGCTGGTCAACCTCGAGGTCCACCCGTACATGCCGCAGGGCATCGTGCCGATCCTCACCGAGTCGTTGCCGTTCCCCAACTCCAACGTCGCGTCGTGCTGGGAGTACCGGAACGTGCAGGACTACATGGGCGTGAATTGGCCTGTCCTGCAGTTCACGTACGACACCAGCTCCTACTGGTACGGGACGTTCTTCTGCCACGCCCCGGCGTGGCAGGGCGCCATCACCGGCGTGAAGAACGGCTGAGCCGTGGCGGGTGCGCTCGAACGCGCTCGCGAGCGCACCCGCCACACCTACCCCTGAGCGTCCCGGAAGGACGGTGTCCCCGTGCCCGATCGTCTTCTGCTGCCCGTGATCCAGACCGAGGTGCGGCGCCCGGACGGCTTCACCCGCCGCTACCAGCCGGGCCGCGACGGCACCGTGACGCCCGTCGACGCGCACGACGCCCGCGCCCTGCGCGAGGCGGGGGCCGTCACCGCCGGTGTGCGCGTGGGCGGCCGCGCACGCGTGTGCGGCTCGTGCGGGTTCAAGGCGCTGTTCGTCCGGTGTGGCCGGTGCGGCGGCACCTGCACCCCCGAGGGCGGCTGACGTGGCCACGTTCCTCAAGGGCTCCTACCTCACGATCGAGGAGTACCGGGCGGCGCCGACCGCGCTCGCGACGAACAACCTCGTCCCCGGTGGCGACCAGGCCGCGCAGGACAACGAGCTCGCCGCGATCATCAAGCGCGCGTCCACGTTCCTCGACAACACCGCCCGGCAGAAGCTGTACGCCACCTCGGCGACCCAGAACGAGAAGGTCCGCATCAAGGACGGCTACTTCGTGCTCCGCGCCTACCAGGACCGCGTCAAGAGCATCGACGCGTTCGCCTGGGGCGCCACGCCGAGCAACCTCACCGCGATGGCGACACCGATCCCGAGGAGCAGCTACTTCGTCGAGGAGAACCGCGTACTCCTCACCACCGGCGGCACCGGTGTCCAGTGGGTCGGCTCGCTGAACATGCTCGCGACGCCGATCGGCGGGAACGTGTTCGCGTCGTGGATGTACACCGCGGGCTGGTTCACCACCCGGCTCGCCGTCCAGGCCGCCATCGGCGCCACCACGGTCACCGTCGAGGATCCGACCGGGATTCAGCCGGGCGCGTTCCTGCGCCTCATCGACGGCGCCCGGGTCGCCGACGCGCAGGTGTCCACCACCTACACGCCGGGCTCCGCGACGGTGCAGTTGTTCGCCGCGCTCACCGAGGCGTTCCCGGCCGGTGCCGGGTTCACCGAGGTCGAGGGAGACGCCAAGGAAGCGTGCATCCTGGCGACGTCGCACTACATCAAGGACCGCAAGTCCGGCGGCTTCGTCATGGCCGGCCAGTCCGCCACCGTGGACCAGACGACGGATGCGCAGCTCGGCCCGGACCTGGAGCGCGCGCGCCAGCTGGCGCTGCGGTTCGAGCGGCGGGCGCCGTGACCGCCCCGGCCGGGACGGCGGAGGAAGTCCGGGCCGCGGTCGCCACGTACCTGTCCGGGGGCGCGGTGCCGAACCTGGCGATCGTGCTTCGCTCGCCGCCGTTCGACGAGGGCGAAATCGACTGGAACACGCTGCTCGCGCCGGGTGCGCTGGTGATGTGCTTCGGGGTGGTGTTCCTCGAGCACGAGTCCGACGAGGACATTTCGCTCGACGGCGCAGGGGGCCGTCGCGTGTGCACCTACGACGTCACCTTGGAGCTGTTCTTCCAGGACATCAGCGGCGACGCGATCGCCGCACAGGGACGCCTGGACAACATCATCACCGGCGTCAAGCAGCGGCTCCGCACGGACCCGCGCCTCGGCACCGGCACCGCCGACCCGCCGACGGACATCATCCAGGCCGCCGTGGCGAAGCTCGAGGTCGAGCGCGGCCGGCCGGAGCGGTACGGCGAGGGCGACACCTTCGGTGCCTGGACGGGGATCAAGTTCACCGTCGATTCCTACGAGTACGCCACCTGAACAGGAGAAATGCGATGGCGACTGCCTACGAATTCACCGGCCCGCAGGAGATGGAGTATCCCGCGTGGGGTCTGCGCGTCGCCCCGGGCGACGTGGTCCGGCTCGACGGCCGCCCGCCGGCGGACGGCAACTTCCGGGAGGTGACCGAGGACGTCGAGCCGACGGCCACCGCGGCGACGGAGCCGCCGGAGAACACCGGCGACCAGGGCGACGACGAGCCGCCCGTCGAGACGCCGAAGCAGCCGAACCTGGCCGCGTCCGCCGCCGAGTGGACCAAGTACGCCAAGGACATGGGCGTTCCGAAGGAGATCGCCGACAATTCCACCCGCAAGGCGATCATCGAGCACTTCACCCAGCCCGACGGCCCGTTCCTCGAGGGCGTCGAGCCGCCGAAGGCCGCCGACGAGAACGACGGCGGGGACGGCACCGAGCACACCGAGACCGAAGGCGAGTAACGACCGTGTCCACTGGCAGCACCGCGTCGACGTACCAGACAGTCCTGGGCATCGCGAAAGAAACCCAGCCGGCGACCGGTGCTCCGGTGGCCGCGACCGCCTTCATCCCGGTCAAGAAGCTCGAGCCGGACAACAAGCCCGTCAAGCTTTACGACGAGTCCTGGAAGGGCTCGATGGTCGAGATCACTGGCGTGCAGGCCGGTGTGCAGTCGGCCGAGCTGTCCCTCGGCGGCAACGTCTACGCCGACACCGTCGGCTGGTTCCTCGCCGGGATGCTCGGCGACGTCGCGACCACCGGCGCGTCGGCGCCGTTCACGCACACCATGGCGCTGCTGAACTCCGGCAACGGCCAGCCGACCAGCTACACCCTCACCGACACCGATCCGCTCTCCACGCGGCAGTACGCGTCGTGCCGGTTCTCCGAGCTGACGCTCAAGTGGGACGCCGCCGAGCTGCTCACGTGGGAGGGCAAGGCGATCGGCTGGACCGGCGCCACCGCGTCGGCGCCGACGTCGTCGTTCAGCACGCTGCCGCCGGTTCCGGCGTGGGCGCTGACGGCCACCATCGGCGGCGTGTCCGCGCCGAACGTGAAGTCCGTCGAGCTGGCGTTCAAGCGGTCGAACTCCGAAGCGATCTTCACCGCGCAGAACAGCCAGAACCCCTACGAGGTGCACGTCGGCCCGATCACCCTCGAACCGAAAATCCAGTTCATCGCGAAGGACGAGCAGCCGCTCACCGACTTCCTGAACAACACCACTCAGCCGCTGGTGCTCAACTACGCCACCGGCGCCGGAGCGTCCGCGGTGCAGCTCCAGGTCACCATGACCGGCTGGAACTACGACGAGGTCAAGAAGGACAAGGGCAACTCGTGGATCGAGTTCGCCGCGGGCGGGAAGGCGATCGGCAACGTCACCGACGCTGGCGTGTCCGGCGGCTACAGCCCCTGCAAGGTGATCGTGAAGAACGCTCTTCCGGCCAGCACCTACGTGTAACCACCGCAACAACTGTCCAATCAGGAGCGCGAGAAGATGACCCAGGAGATCACCGGCCCGTCCGGGTTCGTGTACGTACTGCGCGAACCCGGCGGCCTCACCTACAAGCACCGCAAGCTGGTGCTGAAGAAGCTCGGCATGAACGCCGACCTCAACGGACACGTGGACGTCGACCTCGGCGCCGTGATGGGCGGCCTTGAGGAGGCCGTCCTCACCGTCGCGATCGCCTCGTGGAACGTGACCGAGCTCGAAGAGGACACCGGCACCCGCACCAGCGAGGTCCTGCAGATCCCGTTGCACGTCCCGGAGAACCTCGACCAGGTCCCCGCCGAGGACGCCGCGGTGCTGGCCAAGGCGACCGAGTCGCTGCGGAAGGTCTTGATGCCGGAGTTCGGGCCGGACCCGGACGAGAAGTCCCCTACGCCGCCCTCCGCAGGCTCCGCGTCGCGCTGATCGACGGGCCGGACCCCCGGCTCGCCCTGCCGGAGGGCTACGACACCTACCGCCTGATGAAGATGTTCCCGGGTATCGACCACCCCGACAAGGCGGACGCGCTGCCAGCCGAGTTCGTCTCGTGGGCGTTCGAATTCGAGCGCATCGAGAACGAGGCCCGCGCCGAGGTGCAGAAGAAGGCGCAGAAGAGGTGACGCCGTGGCCACCATCGTGTTCGAGGGCGACGACGCCTTGCGCGCCACCCTGTACACGATGGTGGCCCACGAAGAGGAAGTCACCCGCAAGGCCGTGCGGGACCTCGCCGTGCGGCTCACCAACTACGCGAAGCGGGAAGCGTCCGGCCCCGCCCGGGTCGGCATCCCGCGCCGCAACCGCAAGGGCGAGCTGATCCCGTACCACGCCGGCGGGCCCGGCGTGGTCTCCGGGACGCTTCGCCGCTCGATCCTGCCCCGCCGGGAAGGCCGTGCGGGCGCCTACAGCTGGTTCGTCGAGGTCGCTCCGGGCACGCCGTACAGCAGGCGGCTGGAGCTCGGGTTCTTCGGCACTGACTCGCTCGGCCGCCGCTACCAGCAGCCGCCGTACCCGTACATGAAGCCCGCCCGGGAGAAGACCCAGCGCGAGGCCAACGCGGTGTTCGCCCGTGCCTGGGCCCGCGGCCTCACGCCATAGCAGTACGCCTGTCCGGCACACGGAACCTGATCGGGGGTGACCGCGTGTCGGAGTATCTCCCGCCCGTCGTCGCGAAGCTCATCGGTGACATCTCGGACTTCGTCCGCAAGTGGCGGCAGGCCGCCGACGAATCCGAGAAGCAGAACGAGCGGATCCGCTCCGGCTCGGAGCGGATGGGGCAGCAGGTCAAGGCCGCGCTCTCGTGGGTCGGCGACCAGGTCAAGAGCAACTTCTCCGGCATCCTGCAGCTCACGCGCTACTTCGCGATGTTCGGCGCCGTCGCCTCGGCGGGGGCGCTGGTCGCCGGCGGGGCGCTGGCCGCGCTGCCGTTGGCGTTCGCCGGGCTCGCCGCGATGGTGCTCAAGGACAACGCCGCGATCAAGGCGTCGTTCACGCAGCTGGGCAACCACGTCAAGACGTCGCTGACCCAGGCCGCGGCGCCGCTGATCCCCTACTTCAAGCAGATCGCGGGCCAGTTGGGGCAGGCGTTCAACTCGATCCTGCCCCAGATCCGGACGATCTTCGCGACGATCGGTCCGTACCTGACCGACCTCACCGACGGGGTGTCGGCGTTCGTCACCGGCGCCATGCCCGGGTTCGTGACCGCGATCCAGGCCGCCGGTCCGGTGGTCCACGGGCTCGGCAACCTGCTCGCGAGCGCGGGCGAGGGGATCGGGCAGCTGTTCACCAACCTCGCCCCGGCCGCCCAGGCCGCCGGTCAGGCGTTCTCGGCGATCGGCCCTTCCCTGTCGAACACGCTGGCGGCGCTTGGGTCGGTGCTCGCCGCGCTCGCGCAGGCCGGCGGCCCGATCCTGCAGGCCGTCTTGCCGGTGATCGCCACGCTGGTCAACGGGCTGGCCGGCGCGCTGATCCCGGTGATCAAGTCGCTGGGGCCGATCTTCGTCAACGTCGCGACCGCGCTACAGCCGCTCGCCGAGGCCCTCGGCCGGGTGTTCGCCGCGGTCGGCCCCGCGTTGACGGACCTGTTCGCGTCGCTGGGTGACGTCCTCACCGGCTCGCTGATCCCCGCGCTGGTGCAGATCCTCGACGCCGTGACGCCGCTGATCCCGGCGTTCCTCGGGCTGCTCAGCCCGATCATGCCGCTGGTGCCCGCCATCGCGCAGATCGTCGCCGGGCTGGCGTCCGGGCTGGCGCCGATCCTCGCTCAGCTGCTGCCGATCGTGTCGCAGATCGCGACGCTGATCTCGCAGTTCCTCGCCACCGCGCTCACGAACGTCTTCACGGCGATCCAGCCGCTGCTGCCCGTGATCGGTCAGCTGGCCATGACGCTCGGGAACGCGCTGCTGCAGATCCTCCAGGCCCTCGCGCCGGTGCTGCAGCAGCTGATCTCAGCGTTCCTGCAGGTGCTGCCGTCGATCGTCCAGCTGATCCCCCCGATCACCCAGCTGATCACCTCCCTGACGCCGCTGATCGTGTTGATCGTGCAGTTCGCCGGGTGGCTGCTCGGGTTGCTGCTGCCGATCCTCGTGCAGGTCGTGACGTGGCTGAACAACCTGCAGGCGCAGATCATGGGCAGCCTCGCCGACGCGATCTCGTGGCTGATCGTGAACGTGCCGAAGGCATTCCAGGCCGTCGTCTCGTTCATCTCCGAGATCCCGGGCAAGATCAAGGCGTTCTTCTCGACCGCGGGCAGCTGGCTGATCAACGCGGGCCGCTCGATCATCACAGGCCTGTGGAACGGCATCCTCTCCGTCTGGCACTTCATCACCAACCTGGGCGCCGAGGCCCGCAACGCCGTCCTGGGCGCGCTGTCGGGTGCGGGAAGCTGGCTCTACAACGCGGGCCGTTCGATCATCGAGGGGTTCTGGCAGGGCATTCAGTCCATGATCGGCTGGGTCAAGTCGCAGGTGTCCGGGTTCCTCAACAGCATTCGGAACCTGTGGCCGTTCAGCCCCGCCAAGGAAGGCCCGTTCTCCGGTAAGGGCTGGGTCCTCTACTCCGGGATCTCGGTCGGCGAGGCGTTCGGCGAAGGCATCGCACGGTCCGCGGCGTCTGCGGTGTCCGCGGCGCGCGGGATGCTCGGCTCCGTCTCGGCGGTCATCCAGGGCGGCGCCACCGGCGGCGCGTCGATGGGCGTCACGGGCGCCGTCACCGCGGGCGCCGCACCCGCCGGCGGCGGCAGCACGACGCTCGTCCTGCAGCTGGACGCGGGCGACATCGCGCAGTGGTTCCAGACCGGGACGTTGCGCCGCAACCTCCGCAACCCCACGAACGGCCTGAGCACCGGCCTGGCGACGGGGGGTGCGTGACCGTGCCCCGCCCCAGCTGGCCGCTGATGACCGCCATCTGCGACTTCACCCAAGGCCCGCCCGGGATTCCCGGGAACGGCGCCGTGTCGCTGCTGGACAACCCGACATCGCAGGTGGTGTTCAAGGGCTTCACCACCAGCCGCGGCCGCCAGTACGAGCTGGGCACCGTGCAGGCCGGCGAGTGCAAGCTCACCATCGACGACCCGCAGGAGTGGCTGAACCCGGTCAACACCGGGTCGCCGCTGAACTCCGGCGCGAACAGCCTGCTGCCGTACCGGCAGGTCCAGATCGGCGCGTGGTGGAACAAGGTCACCAAGGACACCAGCGGGAACCTGCTGAACTCGACGAACCTCGTCCCCGGGTCGAGCGCCGGGTATGACCCTTCGTTCGAGGGTGGCGGGCTCGGCGGGTTCTTCGGGTTCATCGGCGCGCCAACGATCACGAACAGCACAGCGCAGGCATTCAACGGCACGCACAGCTTGTCGTGTGTGTTCAACGGGGCAACGGACACACCGACGGTGGCGTTGTTCGTGCCGCCGTACCAGCTGCAGACGCTGAGCGTGTACGTCTTCGTCCCCGCGTCGCACACGGTCACGGCTAAGTGGTTCAACTTCAACTCCACCGGTGTGGGCGCATTGGTCGGGCAGGCCAC